GATAAAGGAATAATAGTAAAAGAATTAGGAGGTAGATATTAATGGCAGTATTATTAGAATTTTTAGGACTATATGACCAGTCAGTTATAAAACCAAAGACATTTATTAGAGACATGTTTTTCTCAAAACATGAAACTCATGAATACCCAAAATGGGAAATTGAGTATAGAAAAGGAAGACAATTAGTAGCTCCTTTCGTATCTGAATTAATACCAGGGACTGAAGTAGTAAAAAGAAGTTATGCGTCTAAATATTACAGTGCTCCAAAGGTAGCACCAAAGAAAACATTCTCTGCACAAGAAATTTACTTTGCTAAGTCAGCTGGAGAAACTATCTATGGTGGAATATCTCCTGAGGAGAAAAAGGCAAAACTAATAGGGGAAGCTTTTGCAGACTTTGAAGAACAAATCTCAAGAAGAGAAGAGTTAATGTGTATTGACTTAATGTTCAAAGGTTCAATAGTAGTAAAAGGAGAAGGGGTTGAAGACAAAATAGAATACGGAACAGTTCAAGAAATTACTCCTACAGTATTATGGAATCAACCAAATGCAGATATTTCAGGAGATATAGAATCAGTAATCACTTTAATAGGTGAAACTACAGGGCAAAGAGTTGAGCATATAGTTATGGATCCAGTTGCATCAAGATTATTTACTCAAAATGAAAAAATAGCTAAATTACTAGATATTAAAAATGCTAATTTTGGGCAAATAGATCCTAAAGAGTTAGCAAGTGGGGCTATTTATATTGGAACTTTAGCACCTTACAATATCCCTATCTACTCATATCAAACTCAACATTCAGTGTTAAAAGCAGATGGAAAAACATATGACACAGTAAAAATGATTCCAGAAGGAAGAGTGTTATTTGCACCATCTAATAATACTTTACACTACGGACCTGCAGCAGATATAGCTAAGGGGATAATAGTTGCAGAAAGAGTACCTTTTGAAGATGAAGATACAAAAATTAATACTCTTGAAGTAAGAACAGAGTCAAGACCTTTACCTGTTCCATTCGACATTGATGCTATAAAAGTTTTAAAAGTTAAGTAAGGAGGGGCTGTATGAAATTAAAAGTTAAACAATCACTGATTTACTGCGGAATAGTTTATAATCCTGGTGAAGTAGTGGATATCTTAGAATCAGATATCATAGAAAGAGTTAAATCCCTTGAACTCGTAGAAGCTGAAGAAGTTACTGAAGAAGCTGAAAATCTTGAA